GGCTTCATGCAAGTCCAGGAAAGAATGTCCTCGATGTCGTACTTGTACAGATACGGCGCGACATTCCCTATATCCGCCAAGGTTGCCGTTGCCGAGACCGGCGGGGCATCCACGTACACACCCACCCGCCCCATGACCAACAATTCCGTCAGAACTTTGACGCCGATGAAGGCGTTCATCGTCGAACCCCGACGATCCACACCCAGATTCAAGCCGTTAACCGCACTCTGATACGTTGAACTGCCGTCCTTCCGCGTAATATCTCTCATACGCTGATAGATGGAGTTGCGAATGTCGTTGATGGCCGCACCCGCGAATTTCGGGATCGGCGTCATCGCCTTTCGCCGGATGAACTCCGTCTGGTCTTCCCTCGCGGAAAACTTCTCCAGGTAGACTTCCCGAAACTCGTCCCCACCCCCGTAGGTCAGACGCCACTTACGCCAATCGGTCATTCCGGAGAGGTAGCCCGGATACCGACTGTCAACCAAGTTGATTACCGCGTCGGGCATATCCTGAACCTCTCGTCAGATGTCTTGGCCGCCCGGTGACACCGGAGCCAATGCCAAGCCAATATCAGCATAGACCAGGCTGTGAGCGTAGTGATCCGGTCCCGTGTTTACGTAGGTAGCGACCAAGTTCTTGTGGTCATCCTTCTCATAAGTCCGCACCAGGTTCTTGACGTGCTCGCGGTATTCCAGCGAGATGTCCCGAGGCAGCAAGATGCGCGACGGCTTCGTCTTGAAGCGACCCAGGCTGCAACTGATCCAACTCGTGCGATCTACGATAGCGAACGGTGCCCCTGTCTCTTCTTCCTGAATAGCGATTTCCTTGGCCGTCTGCCCCCGCCGGTATCGCGTCAGCCATACGTAGCCCCGAAACTTCCGGGCAAAGCGGCGGGCGTCATTCACATTCGGGTCGGCATCCACCACAGCAGCCAGGACTTGCCACTCCCGCATCAGGTCCCCGAGGTAATCCCAACCATCCTCGGGAAAGTGCCCGAACCACAGCAGCTTGGCGATAGCCGCCGAATTGATGTCGCTCCCCGGCGGCCGATCAAACAACCACTCCACCACTGAGATGTAGCCCGTCTTCCCCTGGTCCGCCCCCATCGTTATCAGCCGCGTGCCGCCTACCTGGGGTCGCGGATCGTTGATCGTATGTCCCTTGAGGCAGTTCTCCAGCATCGCATCCGTGACCTGGGCACCCTCGCCGATGAAGGGAATCCCGATCTTGCTGCAATGAAACTCCGTTGCCGCCGCCTCGTCGCCTAGACCTTGGTGGTAGGCAATCACCAACTCACCAGGCGTCACCGTGGATGAGTAAAGCTGGTTGATGTAGAAGCTCCGCCTCTCGTCCACCGAAACCTGTAGCTCGGTCGCCTTCCACTGGCCACCGGCAAGGAACTCAGGCTTCGCCGCATGTTCCAGCCGGTGCTTGCACTCCTTGCATTTAAGAAAGGACTGCTTGCAGCGTGGATCGTTGACCGACTCCCCGATGATCTCGACGCAATCCGGCCAGATCAGTTCCGTTTGCCGGCCGCAATGCGGACACTGGAAGTAAAAGTGCTCTTGAGTGCCCGTTAGGTATAGTTTGTGGATGCCGTACTTTGGCACGGTCGGGGTGGAGATCGCCAGGATGTGCTTTTCCACCTGGCCACTCAGGCGCTCCAACGCCAGCCACACCGCATGAATGTCCATCTCATCCAGTTCGTCCAAGATCAACTCGGACACGGGGATGGACTTCAGGTTGCTGTCACCACGGCTCCCACGGATGTACAGGACATTGCGGCCCGTCGATTTGAGCCCTACCGTGTTCGTATCGACGAACAACCCCTTGAGATAATCGCTCAGCTTCAGGGCCGTCGTAAACCGAGCCTTGGAAAAGTCGCTCGCGTTAATCGACGTGGGCAGAACGTAGAGCACGTCCCGCTTCGACTGATCGAGCACGTAAAAGGCCCGGTTGATTCCGGTCTCCGTGACGCCCATCTGGGCGGCCTTCATGGCGATGGTCCAAGCCGCCTTACTGTCGTGAATCTCGCGGCACCACGGATGCCACAGGAAGCTGTAGTTTCCCTCAAATGGTGCCCCCATCACCCGGCGATACTCAGCCCACCGGCTGCAAGACGTAAGCGTCTTGCTTTTAAGCCCCTCGGTAATGGTGGCTTTCAGGTCCGCGAGGAGGCTCATGGGGTCGCATCATGTTTTGATGAGGTTGCACAGTCTCAGGGTCGCGTGGGCAGCGTCAGGACAAATGCAAGGTAGCGGCAAGTGCGGCGCTGGTTGCTTCGGCGTTCGCCCTAGTGCAACCTCATGTTTTCTTCTATGTGAAGGCCGAGTGCCACCGTGTGACCTGAGACTCTGCAACCTGTCAATCGCCTCACGTATCGTTGGTTGCTTGTCGTCAATCGGGTCAATGCACACGAATGGCCGCGATCTCAACTGTTCTGGACTCGGGCAGGTCCTTGATCTCAGTCCGCCGTGCCCGCTCCCGCCTTCGAGGCATTGTCGTCACCTTGGGTGCCGGCTCCAACTTCGGAGGATCAGGGCAATTCCGGCAACGTCGTCTCACCATCGAACAGTGCTCTCAATGATGCACTCTCAAGAGCATAGCCACAACGACATCAATGTTGTTGGTCCGCACCACTGGTTCTCCAGACACAGAGACAATGAACATCGGAACCGCGCCAACGTTGTATCGTCTTGCCAACTCGGGATGTATGTCGATGTCCACGATCTGCACCTCCACCCCAGTCGCCTGAAGCTCCAGCAAACGTAGTTTGGCCTTCTGGCACGGAACACACCAAGTTGCAGTAAATGCGACGATTTTCGCTCGATACGGGCATGGGGCAGGTGGTTGCACAGATGGCGATGTCTCGCAACCCGCGATCAAAACCAGGGCACCCAACAATGCCGCTAGCGGCAGGATAACAGACCGAAGAAAGGCTCGATATCTCATTTTATTCTCCGATTGTCGAATAGCTCACAAAGGCACTTGGGAGCCATTCGACAATCGCCCCGGTCGCATATAACTGCAACCGGGACGATGGGTTGAAATGCTTGAGGCAGTTGCTTACAACTGCAGCACGGACGCAGAGGCAGCCTCGGGAACCGCCTGGGCCCCTTCAACCTCGACGATCTGAGCCTTGAGATAAGCCAGCCCTTCGGGGTTAGCCAACTTGGCCTTCAGCACACGCTCGTAGACCACGGCCAGTTCCTTCTCGATGGCATCACTGCCGGCCTCGACCAGCTTGGCGAGATCATGAATCTGCTCGAACATGGCTTGCAGATCGCCAAGAGCGACGGCTTCGAGGAAGTTGGGAATGCGCTGAAGGCCAGCGGCCCGCAGCTTGCCGGCGAGGACCTGAGCGGCCCGCTTCTTCTGTTGCAGCTTGGTGTTTTCACCGAAGAGCCATTTGCCGACTTCACGGCCGACCAATACGGCGAGGGCAACGGCCAGAATCCAAATCACGGTGGTGGGGTTCATGTTACTACTCCAGATGCTTGTGGATGGCCGTCACGCGACAGCCGAAAGAGTCACACGACAAGAGACACGTAAGTACGTGCCGTTACTTCACGGCGGGATGCAGCTTCGCGTACAACTGGCGGCCGTAGCCGACCGAAAGACCACCCAGGAAACCGACCACACACAACATGGCCAGGACCCACGGTGGCAAAGCACTTTCCGGCTGCGGCTCGACAATCGGAGCCTCGCCATCATCAATCGGCTGGGTATCAGGGTCCGGTTGCGGACCTGGGCTAGGTTGCGGGCAACGCCGCCACGGAATACAACGGATACCCTGAGCGCTATGCACGCCGCTGGCAATCGCGCCATACAGACCCTCGACCGTCATCGGAATGTTCTTCCCAGCCGCCTCGTAGACCACTTCACCGTTGGCCTTCTGCACTCGCACGGTCGGAAGGCCCTTGACATTCGAGGCGTACCGTTCCTGATACATGGGATGACCGGTCGTGACCGGGCAGAAGCGGACCTGGCTCTTGAGGACCTTGAGGCTGGTATTGCTGTCGAACCATCCCAGCAGCCGAAGGTAGGCCGTATCGTTGGCGCTGCCCACGACGCTGATGTACCACTTGCCCTGGTCGTTCGGCAGATTGATGACACGCTCTTCGGCGAGCACGCCGTTGACCGTAGCGGTGTCCGCGAAACACGGAACCGCCGCAGCCAAGAGGCAGAGACTCAGGAGACTCAGGAGACTCAGGAGACTCAGGAGACTCAGGAGACTCAGGAGGATGCGATTCATGGTTTTCCTCTCGAAGATAAGGGGTTGATGACTTGTTGCGACTTACTGCGGCAGGGGTGCGGCCGGCGTGTAGACCGGCGTGACCGCCCACCCGTAACTGGCCTTCCACTCGGCGATCAATGTTGCCCGAGGAACCCAGATGAACTTGGAGACGTTGTTATTGTCGAGGATCGCGGCCCACTGGCTGTCCAAGTGGACCAGGGTGACCATGTGAGCGCCACCCATGATCGTGATCCCGCACCCGCGCCGGGTTCGACAGGCCCACTTCAGGAACCACACGTCCCCATTCGTGGTGTAGGCGTAACGGATGTTCGCCCGGTCGAGCTTGGCGGCCAGATCATCCGGCTCCTCGCCGTTGCCGTAGGTCCGCCGCCAGTAGTCCGCCGTCTTGTCTCGGCCCTGCCAGCGGAGGAGGCTAATCATCGTCGCGTGGACGCACGATCCTTGACGCTGATTGCCGACCCAGTTGCTCTGCCGCAGGGCGAGCGGTAGGTTGACGGTCGGCCGTTCGATCTTGATCGGATGGGTTCCAATCGTCGGAACATCGCAGCCAGCCACCAACAAAACCAGTGCAACAAGAATTTGCTTCAAACCGAATTGAGACATGCAAATTCTCCAAAATGTTTCAATGCGGCCTCGTTATAGGCCCTTGCAGCATCACGCGAGTCGTCAAAAAGCCCTAAGTATCGCTGACGCCTGTGCAACCCGATATAGGCTCGCCACTTCCCGAGTTGTTTGTGCCAGGAAACACCCTTGAAACCCGATGCGCTATCCCTCCGCCGTCTCTGGTTTGCGGCATTCTGTCTATCAGTTGCCATCCGCAAGTTGCTTCGACAGTTATTACACGTATCGCGGTTGGCATGGTCAATCTTCAGATTTCCACACTTCAGGCCGCACCTTTCGGCGACGACACGGTGCATCCACACAATCTTGCGGACTTCACCTCGCTGACGCCGCGCGGCGTATTGCCCATCCACCGCAGCGTGCCACTTCCATTGCATCAGGTACTCGTAATCACAGTCGTCTACCAGTGCCTCCCTGCCTTTGGTCAACGGAATGGCTTTCACTATTTCAACCTCCGAGGCTTTCGCAAGATTTTCTTGCGTCGTTCGACCCGCACCAAGCGATTCGGATTCCAACGGCTCACGTTGTCCGTCTGAAGAATACCGAGGGT